CGTTATTGCTGCGGCTGTGCTAGGTGTTGATTACGGTAATGTTAGCAGCGCAGATACGATTTCTACCGATAACGCGCTTGCAAGATTTGATGGTACGTCGGGTAAGGTCATACAAAAATCGGTTGCCACACTTAGCGACGCAGGCGCTTTAGCGCTTCCAGGGACAGCCAACACCTTAACGTTTAGTGGGTCGTCTACAGGCAATCCCGCAACGATTGCTGCAACCGGCACTGACACAAACATTGAACTAAGACTTACCGGCAAGGGTGTTCTTGGTGGCGTTTCCCTTGGTACGGCTGACGGAACATCACTATTTGCATACACTTTTGGCGCACCTACCGTTAATTACTTTCAGGTCGTAGGCTCCCCAACAGGCTCAAGTCCGTTGTTTTATGTCGCAGGGTCCGACAGCAACGTATCCATGTATTTTGGTACGCAAGGTACGGGTGTTTTTGACTTTGCCACCAACTCTACGGATAGACAATTTCGCGTAGCGCATACCGGAAATGCTGTGAATTATCTTCAAGTTACAGGCGGTGCGTCTGGTAATTCACCTGTTATGTCTGCTCAAGGGTCAGGAACTAATCTTGATATAACGCTAACACCTAAAGGTACAGGTAACGTGCGTTTTGGTACGTATACAGGCACTATCTTAGTGATTGCGGGCTACATAGAAATTAAAGATTCTGGCGGCACTGTTCGCAAACTTGCTGTTGTAGCGTAAAGGACTTCATAATGGCAACAGTATTGACTTGGAAAATTGAATCGCTGCGGGTGATGCAAACGCCTGGGCCAAACACCGTGGTCTTGAGCAACTTCACGGTTAGAGGCGTTGATGGTGCGCTAACAGCCTCTGCAAACCATGCTGTTATGCTTAAACCTGCTGACCCAAACAACTTCTTACCCTTTGATCAACTAACGCACGATCAAGCCATTGCTTGGACTAAAGAGGCTTTAGAGCCTGCTGGCGTTTTGTCGATTGAGCAAGAAGTGCAAAACCAAATTGACGAGCAAAAGCAGCCTGTAGCGACTAAGGTTGATTTGCCTTGGAATTGAGTATGCAGAATATCAAACTTGACCTAAATATTAATGAACTTAATAGTATTTTGAATGCTTTAGGCGCTATGCCTTACGTGCAAGTGGTTGCCTTGATTGACAAACTCAAAGTTCAAGTAACGCCTCAAATCCAAGAAAAACCGGATCATAATGACGATGATCATGTCCGTTAAACAAAAGTTTAACGTCAGAGCTGCAATAAGGAGTTAGCTATGACCGTCTTTATTTCAGCGCTTGGTGGCGCGGCAGCACAGTTTTTTGATAGCAGCGGCAACCCTTTGACGGGCGGGTTACTTTACTCATACGCCGCGGGCACCACAACACCTCAAGCCACCTTCACATCGTCAGCAGGTTCAACGGCGCACACAAACCCAATTGTGCTGGACGCAGCAGGGCGCGTCTCATCGGGCGAGATCTGGCTATCGGATGGTCTTAGCTACAAGTTTGTGTTGCGTGACAGTGCTGGTGCGCTGATCGGAACGTACGATAATTTGACTGGCATCAATTCAAATTATTTGAATTACACCAACAGCCAAGAGATCCAAACTGCGACGTCCGGTCAGACAGTGTTCACGCTGACCACGATGCAGTACGCCCCCGGTACAAACAGCTTATCAGTGTTTGTCGATGGTATTAACCAATACGGGCCAGGGGCGCAGTACGCGTATACAGAGACTAATAGCACGACAGTAACGTTTAACACGGGTTTGACGGCAGGGCAAAAAGTCAAGTTTACGAACTCTGAGATTAACGGGTCATCGTATGGCACTGCGACTCAAATATCTTACACGCCGCCGTTTACAAGCAGTTCCGCCACCAACGTCTCAAACAAGTTGGCGCAGACTGTTAGCGTCAAAGATTTTGGCGCTGTGGGTGACGGGGTGGCTAATGACACAACGGCCATTCAGACCGCTATTACACAATCAGCAGGCAAGACGCTTTACTTTCCTAGCGGTACTTACGTGGTAAGCACTCAAATCAACTTGGTGTCAAACATCACCTTGCTTGGTTACAACGCTACTATTACTTGCGCTACGACGCCAACGACCGATTTGTTGTTTGGTGCGTCTAAAACAAATGTTGTCATTGAAGGTCTTACCTTTGACGGCGGCAGCTATACAGTTGCTACCAACATCGGTTTGGTTGCCTTCCAGCTTTGCACTGACGTTAAAGTGCTGAATTGTCGTTTTGTCAACATGGACCGGTTCGGTTTGATAGCAAACGGTGGTTCGCGCTACTTGTTTGACGGCAACTACATCAAACGAAACACGGCAGTTAACACGCAAAACCAAGCGATTTTAGTATCCACGTCGGCAGGTGTTGTAACGCAATCGACTATTTCGAACAACATCATGCTGAATAGCGCCTTGAATGTGTCGATGTCTGCAAGCACAATCGCAAACAACTACATATCAGGATGGCGGTTTGGTGGCGGTATTACGACTGAGCAAGACCCCAACTGCAAATCCTTGCAGATCCTAAATAACTATTGCGGCGATTCAGTAGGTACTGACGTTAACTTAAACGTGTGCCAAGGCATCGAAAACTGGGCCGCGCTGTCTATTATCTCGGGTAACTACTGCATCGACAACGCTGGCAGTGGGATTGATCAAGGCGGCAAGAACAGTATTTGCGCCAACAACTACTGCTTTAACAACGGAAAAACCGCTAATTCACCAGGTATTGTCGCAAGATACGGCACTGCAACATACAACGCTAATTATTCGTTGTTTAGTGGTAATTTGTGCTACGACTCCAACGGTGCAGGTGGTACGCAGACGTATGGTTACGTCGAACAGAGTGCGCTGTTGGAAGGTCTAATGGTTACAGGCAATCAGTTTGCCACCAATAAAACCGGCAACGTAAGCGTTTTATCGACAACCACTAGCTATCAAGGTCCAGTAGCGTACGGTACGCAAGCGTACGGATCGACAACGATTGCTAACGGTGCTCGTACGACGGTCAACATCACAACGCCTGGCGCTGCGCTTGGCGATATGGTTACTGCGGCATACGATAAGGATTTGCAGGGCGTTACGGTATTTGGTTACGTCAATGCAACCAACGCAACCACGTTAATTTTGTCCAACAACACGGGCGGCAGCGTTACGTTAGCTGCTGGTAACTTCTATGTGCAGTCGCAAAAAAGTTTGATTTCGCCAGCCTATTAAGTTTTAGTTGACAGTTAATGTAAGATTGCCCCAGACTTAAGTTTAATTACCCGTACTGGCCCGGTAGACCAGGGTTCCTTTGGAACGAAGATGACTGAGCAAGTTCAAGAAGCCTTAGCGGAAGTAGAATCCGCGCCAGCACCCGAGGTGACGGCCACCACGGAAAGTGCACAAAATGCGCCGGAAGCAGCTGAACAAGCGTCGGAACAGACTGAGGAAAAGCGTTACACCCAGGCTGAAATAGATGCGATGATCAGCAAACGCCTTGCAAGAGAGCAACGCAAGTGGGAACGAGAGCAGAAGCTGAGGGCCGCAACGCCCAATATGCCGTCTGGTGATTTACCGACGCAAGATAGTTTTGCGACAACCGAAGACTACGCGGAAGCGCTAGCCGAACGGAAGGCAGCAGAGTTACTTGCACGACGTGAAGCAGAACGACAGCGTGCCGAAGTTCTTGAGGTCTATCACGAACGCGAAGAAGAAGCGCGGTCTAAGTACGAAGACTTTGAACAAGTCGCGTACAACCCTCGTCTTCCAATCACGACAGTGATGGCCGAGACGATTCAAGCCTCTGATATTGGCCCCGAGGTGGCGTATTACCTTGGATCTAATCCAAAAGAAGCTGATCGTATTGCCAAGTTGTCGCCTTTTTTGCAGGCAAAAGAGATTGGGAAGATCGAAGCTAAGTTAAGTGAAAATCCTCCTGTTAAAAAATCGTCGAGTGCCCCAGCGCCGATTCAGCCTGTCACTCCTCGGGGTGGCAACGCAAGAGTTTTAGACACGACTGACCCGCGTTCGATAAAGGAAATGTCAACGTCAGAGTGGATTGAAGCCGAGCGTCAAAGGCAGATTAAGAAATGGGAAGCTCAGAACCGAGTCCGCTAACTTTTTAAAAAGGAATTGTCATGGCAAATAGCCTACTTACCATTGACATGATTACCCGCAAGGCGCTTGAAATCCTTGAGAATAATCTTGTCTTAACCCGTAACGTAAACCGTCAGTACGACGACAGTTTTGCTGTCGAAGGCGCTAAGATTGGTTCAACCCTGCGTATCCGCCTCCCGGACCGCGCTTTGGTTACCGACGGTGCCGCGCTGCAAGTTCAAAGCGACAACGAGCAGTTCACCACGTTGACTGTTGCTTCGCAAAAGCACATCGGCGTTAACTTCACATCTGCTGAATTGACGTTGCAGTTGGACGATTTCGCAGAGCGTGTGCTTAAGCCTCGTATTAGCCAGCTTGCTGCCAGCATCGACGCTGACGTTGCAAACTCGTACAAATACATCGGTAACACTGTTGGTACGCCTGGTACAACGCCTGCTACATCGCTGGTTCTGTTGCAAGCACAGCAAAAGCTCAACGAGAACGCTGCGGTCATGTCGCCCCGTTACGCCACAGTCAACCCAGCTGCTAACGCTGGATTGGTCGAAGGCATGAAAGGTCTTTTCAACCCCACTGATACGATCAGCCGCCAGTTCAAAAACGGCATGATGGGTATGGGTGTGCTCGGGTTTGACGAGATCAACATGTCTCAGTCGATCAAGCAGTTCACCACTGGCTCGCGTACAGCGACCGGCGGCACGACCTCGGCTGCTGTGACAAGCGAAGGCGCAACCACTATCGCCATCACAGGCGCTGGTGCTAGCGCGACGGTTAAGGCTGGCGATGTGTTTACCGTGGCTGACTGCTATGCAGTTAACCCACAGACACGCGAGTCCACTGGATCGCTGTTCCAGTTCGTTGCGACGGTTGATGTCACGCTTAACGGCTCTGGCGCAGGTAACATCACTGTTGCTCCTATCTATTCGGCAGCTAACGCTTTAGCTACCGTGGATAGCCTCCCCGCTACTAGCAAGGCCGTAACGTTTGTCGGTGCAGCTTCATCGCAGTACCCACAAAACTTGGTCTACCACAAAGATGCAATCACGTTTGCTACCGCCGATCTGATGATGCCGCAAGGCGTTGATATGGCGTCGCGTCAGGTTCATAACGGTATTTCGATGCGTATTGTCCGCCAGTACGACATCAACAACGACCGTATGCCCTGCCGTATTGACGTGCTGTACGGCTACAGCGTGATCCGTCCTCAAATGGGCGTTCGTCTCTGGGGCTAATCAATAAGGGGGCTTCGGCCCCCTACCAAATTATTTTTTGAAAGGATTTATCATGGCAATTCCTAACGGTGCTGGTGGCTATCAGTACAACGACGGTAATACCGGCGAGGCTTTGTTGTTTGTCCAGGGTGCACCCACTGCGCTAACCGGCGCAGCAACGGTCACCGCCGCACAACTGGCTAATGGTCTGTTTACGTTTAATGGCACCGCTGGTGCTATGACGTTGCCGACCGTTGCGTTGCTTGAAGATGAAATTTCTTCGGCAGCTAAAGTCAACGCTGCGTTCACGTTTGCAGTCGTCAACACTGATAGTGCTGACGCTGTGACTGTAACCGCAGGTACGGGCTGGACGATTGTTGGTACCGCTGCGGTATCAGCTAACACGTCTTCGCAGTGGCTAGCACGCAAGACCGGCGACGGTGCTTGGACGGCTTACCGTATTGCGTAATTGATAGGGGGTTCGCCCCCTGTCTTTAAAAGGATAAAATCATGCCCAATACCAAACCAGTTGGCGTCGCGTTCTCCGACCCTGAACTAGTTGCGGGGACTACGATTACCGGCGCAACGATTAGCAGTTCTACCATTGCAAGTGGCACCTTAACCAACGCGTCTGTAAGCGTTGATGTCGCTAAACCTGCTGCTGCCGGGTCTACTCGCGCAGACGCAACGGCTCTTACAGCTTCTTTTAGTTGGGTCACTGGTGCAGATGCTACTAAAGGTGTTGTTCTTCCAGCGCCTACGGCTGGACGTCTTGTTGTGCTTAAAAACGATGACACGGCGAACGCTGTATTGAAAGTTTACGCTCCAGGCAGCGCTAAGATTAACGGCGTTGCAGGTTCTACAGCTTTTTCTATGGCTGCTAAAACTGCCTGTTGGTTTGTGGCGTATGACGCTACAGACTGGTTCTCCGTCCCCTTAGTTGCTTCTTAATGGTATGGGGGCTTCGGCCCCCAATTAAATTATGGCTGTTATTTACCTTCGCCACACCTCGCATGGTGCTAAAGTTGCAACATCTGACATGGAAGCTGACCGTGACAGAGAAAACGGTTGGGAAGATTACGACCCCAACAACTTGACTGTTGATGCTGCGCTAGACGAACTTAAACCTGTTAACGAACTCCAACCTCGTCGTCGCAGTCGTAGGACTCAGGAGGCCGAACTATGACCACTGCTGCTGAACTCATTGACGGGTCGCTTAGACTCCTTGGCGTATTAGCGGAAGGTGAAACGCCCTCTGCGGCTGTTATGCAAGACTCCATCATGGCGATGAACCAGATGATTCAGTCTTGGGACACGGAACGTCTGTCAGTGTTCAGCACACAGGATCAGGTATTTACATGGCCTGCGTACACTATGTCGCGCACAATCGGCCCTACAGGTGATTTTGTAGGTAACAGACCGATTGAAGTAGATGACGCGACATACTTCAAAGACCCATCATCTGGGTTGTCGTTTGGCATTAAAATTATTAACCAACAGCAGTACGACGGTATTGCGTTTAAGACAGTAACGTCAACGTACCCGCAAGTTATGTGGATAAACAATACGTTTCCTGACATGGAAATTACTGTTTATCCCGTGCCCATCAAGGCGCTAGAGTGGCACATCATCTCAGTCGAGACGCTTAACGAAGTCACAAGCGTCGCCACAGACTTGTATTTCCCGCCAGGCTATCTGCGTGCGTTTCGCTACAACTTAGCCTGTGAGTTAGCGCCTGAGTTTGGTGTTGAACCATCACCTCAAGTGCAGCGCATTGCAATGACAAGCAAGCGCAACCTCAAGCGTATCAACTTCCCCGGCGATCTTATGGCTATCCCATACCCGATTGTTGCAACGCGTCAACGGTACAACATCTACGCTAACAACTTCTAATGAAAACGCCGATCCTAGGCTCGTCCTACGTTGCACGGTCCGTCAACGCAGCCGACAATAGATGTGTTAACCTTTTTCCGGAAGTTGTGCCCGAAGGCGGCAAAGAACCCGCGTTTCTTCAGCGCTGTCCGGGGCTGTTAAAACTTGCAACCATAGGTACAGGACCGATCAGAGGTTTATGGACCTTCTCGTCTGACAGCAGCGTTGCGTTTGTAGTATCCGGCAATTCGCTGTACAAAATCACAACCAATTACGCACCGACGTTGCTTGGCGTTATAGCAGGCACTGGGCCGGTCAGTATGGCTGATAACGGTACGCAAGTTTTCATTGCGGCTAACGGGCCAAGCTACATCTACAACAACCTTACCAACACGTTCGCGCAAATACTGGACGAAGATTTTCCTGGCGCGGTAACGGTTGGCTACCTTGATGGCTACTTTGTCTTTAATGAGCCTAACAGCCAGCGCATCTGGGTCACGCAACTGCTTGATGGCACGTCCATCGACCCGCTTGACTTTGCTAGCGCAGAAGGCTCGCCTGATGGCGTGGTGGGCCTTATTGTCGATCACCGCGAAGTATGGGTGTACGGTACAGGAACGGTTGAGGTCTGGTACGACACAGGGTCGTCTGACTTTCCGCTTCAGCGCATCCAAGGCGCGTTTAATGAGATCGGGTGCATCTCCGCGTACACGATTGCCAAGATGGATAACGGGCTGTTTTGGCTTGGCGCAGACGCTCGTGGGCAAGGTATTGTCTACCGCGCTAATGGCTACACCGGACAGCGCATCAGTACGCACGCCGTCGAATGGCAGATTCAGCAGTACAGCACACTAACCGACGCGATTGCCTACACCTATCAGCAAGACGGCCATAGTTTTTACGTCCTAACGTTCCCTAGTGGTAACGCAACTTGGGTTTACGACGTCGCTACAGGCGCATGGCATGAACGTGCTGGTTGGGATAATGGATTGTTTACGCGGCACCGCAGCAATTGCCAGATGGCGTTTAACAATAAAATTGTCGTTGGCGACTATGAAAACGGCAATATTTACGCGCTCGACTTAAATACTTACGCTGATAACGGTCAGACGCAAAAGTGGCTGCGGTCGTGGCGGGCGCTGCCCACCGGTCAGAACAACCTCAAGCGCACCGCGCAGCATTCGATGCAGATCGACATCGAGTCGGGCGTTGGTCTGAACGGCATACCTTTGCAAGACAGCTACCTGACCACGGATGTCACGGAACCCATCAACTATTTCTTGTTGTCTGAGGGTGGCGATTCGTTGATTGACGAGGACACGTCTGTAGAGTCGATCTACCTAACGACAGACATTATCGAGACTAACGACTACTTTTTAGTGTCTGAAGACGGCGCATATTTCATCGAAGAAGAAATGGCGGGCGTACAAGGCGCTGACCCCGAGGTCATGCTGCGCTGGTCAGACGATGGCGGGCATACGTGGTCCAACTATCGCACAGCATCGATTGGCAAGATAGGCGAATATTACCGCCGCGTATGGTTCCGTAGGCTGGGTATGACGCTACAGTTGCGCGATCGGGTGTACGAGTTGTCGATGACTGACCCTGTAAAGACAGCGCTGATGGGCGCAGAACTTTTGATCAGTCCTACCAATGCCTAATCCTAGCGCCACCCCGACGCCGATCACGCCCCCGCGTGTGCCGTTCATCGACGCACGCACAGGGTTGATCGACCGCGCCTGGTATCAGTTCTTCTTATCGTTGTACCGCGTTGCCGATGTTGCAGCTAACGATGGTATCGCTAGCCTGGGGCTAGAGTCGCTTATCGCTTCGTATGACGCTGCGCTTCAGACGCTGGCGCAAGAGGTGCAGACCCAGCCGCCTAGCGAGCTTGGGTCATTGCAACAGCAAATTGATGCACTGCGTCAAAACTTAGAGACACAGCCAAACAGTTTAATTAACGACATTGCTCAACTGCAAAGTCAGATTCAGGCGTTGCAAGTAACGCCGCCACCACGAGAGTTCAAGCGTTCGCGGTACGGCCAGTTTCTTGACACTACCTCTCAGATCCCGGCTGCGATCAATACGCCTTACGCTGTTACGTTTGACACCACTGACGTCAGCAACGGCGTCTATATCGGGTCACCAACGTCAAGAGTTTACGTCGATGAGCGTGGCATCTATAACTTTTTGTTCAGTATTCAACTGGATAAGACGACTGGTGGTGTAGGTCTTATCTGGATATGGCCCCGAATTAACGGCGTTGATGTACCTAACAGCAACAGTCAACTACGATTGCAAGGCAATAACAACGAACAACTTGCTACTATTGGGTACTTTTTTAAACTTAATGCTGGCGATTACGTTGAAGTCATGTACGCGGTTGATGATGTAACGGTGCAACTGACATCGTTTGCATCTTCTGCGTTTTATCCGGCTGTGCCAAGCATTATTCTTACTGTCAGTAACAACATTGAAGGGGTTCAATAATGGCAGTTACCGTTAAAGTGCTTGTTCCGGCCAAGACGGTCGAATCATCACAAACTACGCAGTACACCGCAACAGGTGTGACGGCTATTATTGACAAGTTTACGGCGACCAATTACAGCGCCAGCGCTGCAACGATCAGTGTGAACCTTGTTACAGTAGCAGGATCAGCGGGCAACACTAACTTGATTACGAAGACCAAGACGCTACAGGCGTCTGAGGTCTATACGTTTCCTGAGTTGGTCGGACAGGTGCTGGGCGCAGGTGATTTCATCAGCACGATTGCTGGTACGGCTAGCGCCATCAACATGCGCGTCAGTGGACGCGAAGTGACGTAATGATCCACCATCACTTTAGTTCAGGCGTTTACGCTAAAGAAACCCGCATTCCAGCGGGTTGTGTACTTGTTTCGCACAAACATAAGTTTGATCATTTGTCGATCTTGGCGAGTGGATCTGTTGAACTTATGGTTGACGGCGTTCGATCTGAAGTTCATGCGCCTGCGTGTTTAACTATTGAAGCTAATAAACATCACGGCGTAAAATCGCTTACAGATGTTGTTTGGTACTGTATCCATGCAACTGACTGCTCTGACGAAGACAAAATAGACGAAGTATTAATTACGTCTGGCGATAAATCTGAAGCGCAGCACATGGCCCAGTGCTTAAAGGAGAATTGACATGCCTTGGATGATCGCCGCCGCCGTCGTCGGTAGTTCTTTAATAGGTTCTAGCGCATCTAAGAAAGCTGCCAGCACACAAGCTGACGCTGCTAATCGCGCTGCTGACTTGCAGATGCAGCAGTTTGAGCGCCAAGTTGAACTGCAAGAGCCTTGGCGTCAGGCGGGCATTACGGCGCTCAACAAGCTCACGCCGCTGGCAACCGAATACACGCCGTTCGGTATGGATCAGTTTCAGCAAGACCCAGGCTACGCCTTCCGTATGAGCGAAGGTATGAAGGCGCTAGAGCGATCGGCAGCAGCGCGTGGGGGCTTGCTGTCAGGCGGCATGTTAAGAGGTGCTCAACGCTACGGTCAGGACTTAGCGTCACAGGAGTACATGAACGCCTTTAACCGGTATCAAGCTGAACGTAATGCGCGTCTGAACCCATTACAGTCGCTAGCAGGCGTAGGCCAAACGGCAACAAACCAGCTAGGTCAGGCAGGGCAGACGATGGCGAGCAACGTCGGCCAAGCGTTAGGCGCTGCGGGGCAGGCGCGAGC